GAGTAACTTGAAGTGTCTTTTGTCCAAAGATAACCACCCCTTCGTTCGGGAAGGTTGCGATTGGGTTGATGTTCACTTCATAGAGATCGTCACGATCGCTTGAATCAAGTCTTTGTCTCGCCTGAACAACTCGGGGCCCTTGGGCTCCGCCAAGGTTGCCAAGGCCACCTCGGTTAAATCCAGCAGGAGCAAACCAAAGTTCGCTCTTCGCTTCAGATTGAGCCATGGCTCCTAGTCCGGCGATTGAGGAAGGTATCCAAACCTTCTCTCCGTTGTTAATGTTGTCAGTAATCTGGACCCATGGATAGAAAGCACACGCGTAACTATTGTTCAGATTGCGAGATTTAAGGTCAGAAACAGCGGTTGATACAAGACCTCTCCGCTCGCTCGCATCACTAGTGTTTTCTGTGTTAGGGACATAATCTCCCGTTAAGTCGATGATGGCAAGAGCATCTTTACGAGCCTCGCAAGTGTTCATTAGCTTATTGGTTACACCACTTTTGGTGATCCCTGGTGCGATCATAATATTGGCTTGTACAATTTCAGGATCAGCGACAGTGTCAATTGCTTTGTTAAGAGTATAAAGCTGGTAATTAGTTGCTTCTGAAGTTCCTATGCCAGAATTACGGAAAGGCTCAGCTTCTTTGATGTTTAGGCCATTAAATCCGCCGAAAAGTGGTATTACAAATTGCTTGACGTTTTGGCTAATAAGTCCTGAAGCTCCGCTCAGTGCAGTGAATGACTCTTCAGACACTCTAGACCCAGATTGGTAATACACCTCCGTACTATTTGATCCAGTGATGACAATGTCATCTAAAGAGAAAAGAAAACTATATTCATAATCAGCAGCAGGGGTTTCTTGGTAATTTGTTTCGCAACCTAAGTTTCGTCTAACATAATCCACATAATCGGGATCTTTTGTAGTAGAAGTGGTAGAGATAGTTGGTCGGATTCCAAAGTATGACTTGAAGTTATTCGGGGCGTAACCGTCAGACCCACTAGCTCTTAAATTAATTTTAGGCCAATTGAATGAAGCGGTGTAGTCCGCAAATGGCATCGCTACGAAATTATCAACAAAATCGGCCCCAGTACACCCATAAGCCTCAGCCTTTGCTTCCGCAAATGCTCCGGCAAAGGCGGTCTTGGCGGCATCGCCATAGGCTATGGCCGTGGTCGTCCCAGATACAGCGCTAAATCCTTTGGGAACCACTGGTCCATAAAAACCAAATGGAAGATAGGTGGTGTCGGCTATGTTCGCTTGATCAATATCCTCATCCATCTCCATTCTTATATAATCAGATTGAACAGGATAGTCTCCGTATACTTTATAACGGCGGTCAGTCTCTGACCATGTTTGATACATGTTGCCAATTCTGTTAGCAATATAATTTGGAGAAGATGGGTTGAGATTCAAGAGATCATAGCTCTCTAAAGTCTCCCCAGTTTGAAAATCAAGAACGGCCACAGAAAATGAGGACCAATTATCCACTAAAGGATTAGAGGGTAATTTAAGATTCTTAATAGCTATGACAATATTTTGTTGTGTATCTTCTCCATCTTGGATGGCAATAAATTTAAACAGCTTCTGTTGATTCGCAGGCTCATAAGTATCAGCCGCTCCTGCGACATCTTGGGAAAACACCCATCCAGATTTTGCTTCTTTCATCACTGAATTGTTGTCAGCCCAGTTAACGCTTCCTGTATTAAGGGCTAGCATTATACCATATTGACTGCCAGAGGTCGCATATTCTTCAACCTCATTAACAAAAGATTCTCCAAGCCAATACGTTTTTACAGTTCCATTATGGATGCTGGAGTTAGTAAGCTGAGGGTTGGTATTAAAAACAGATCTAATATAATTTTGATCATTACGCTTAAAGTTAAAATTTAATATCTCGGTTTCATTACCAGAGTCATTAATGACTGACATCTTAAATTCGCTATTAGTCCCGACACTTTTAAAGAATCGGCCACAAGAGGGAGCCTGGGTGTCCTTTTCCAAGCTGTCAAGGACAGCAGTTCCACTAAGAGCTAAGGCACCGGAATCTACATAAAAAATTGCTCCCAAGCCACCCTGAGTATCGCCGGAGCTAGCAGAATTGAAAATCCACAATCCATAAGCACCACCGTTGTCGGCATGGCCGGTGTGTGGGGTGCTATCTTCAGTTTTCCAACCAGCCAAGCCACTGGTGGCTCCTGGTTGATTATCGCCCAACAGTCTTACCATAGTGATTGGGGAATTGTTGGATGCCAACCAAGCTTGGGCAGCATAAGAAGCGTAGGTAGGTCCGGTTGGGTGACCGTCTCTCCAGACATCTCCTCCAATCGAAATTCCACCCGGCACAGGCTTGCCAAAGATTGTTAGAAAGTCATCTAGACTCCGTATCTTCACAGGTTTCATAGCGGGACCTTTTACGGTTCTTCCGATAATGACGGGCCCTTCTTCATCTACAGTAGGGGGTAGGACCGATTGGTCAATTTCTCGGAGAAGCACTCCGGGGGATATAAAATCAAATTTAACAGGCATTAAAGCAACTCTCCTTAAAATATGTTATTTCTCGTAGTAAATAGTATGAAACTGCGGTAAAACACTCAATACTCTCTATATTTCTTATTATCGGTAACCCATGGTTTTTCATCTCCGACAATTGTTCTCTCTCTTATGGTCTTGACTTCCACAACATTCTCTTCAACTATTGTTTTAGGTTCGGCGTTGTTTTTGCCATCTCCTAGTAAATAGCCCAACACTTTGATATCGACTTTGGTGCTAAATACTCTTTCGTCTTTAGCCATGTTAGCAAGGTTGTTGCTTTGTGAAAAGTCTTGTTGTATGAAGGCTTCAAACCTATGGTTGTTTTGTGTAAAGATAAAGGAATTTATCTGACCAGTCTGAGTGATAAACGGCGTAAGCATTGTGTTCATCTGTTGTTGATATTCTGATCTTAGAGTGATAGAATAGGTCACGTTAACATATGTCGGTATTGGCATATATACAGTTTCATAGACAATTTTTTTATTAGTTTTAGTAAACTTTTTCCTTACACCATCCCCTCCTAGGCGGCGGTCTTGATCAGCAACAGCAAAATTACGTGTCTTCTCTTGGTTTATTCGGCGAGCGATGGGTAAACCGCCACCGCGATAACCTCGGGGTGAACTCATATTGTTTATAAGGTTTGCTTGAACACCTCCTTTAAAAGTCGGATCTTTGGTTATTGAAGTCCTCTCAATCGACATAATAGGTAAGATAATTTGTCCGTCTGTGGTGCGAAATCTTTTATCATTTTTAACTTGAAATGCTCTTTCCGCACCGAGCCAAATTACAGGAACTTTTTTCCAGCCATCATTGCTGGTGGCGAATATATCAAAAACCTTATCGATATGACTATAGAAGCCCATATCAATGGTTTCCAATGTGCTTGGTTCCATAAATAACGCACTAGTGCCACTTCCACTAATGTGGGATGAAAGACCCCCAGTAGAAGTAGATGGAGATGAGCTAGGCGGTGGCCCTGGGTCGCCTGGTGATATATATTTAGGTGGCATTGAACAATCCCTCTCTAGCTCTTATACACTCCGCTGTGATTTCGAACGTGTGGTCTATTTGTCCGAACAATTGTTTATTCAAGGTCCAATCCATTATTTCATAATAGGTATCACCATAGCGAACAAAATCACCCTCCCTGACATACAGATCTTGATCCTCCGTCAGTCGTCGATTGTGAAAATGAATAGTGGCTTTCCACATTCTATCTACCCCCACGTTATCCATAAAATCAGTCTCAGCACCGCTGAATTCGACCAGGGCGTATACACGAATAGGGGGTAAAAATGTTTTTTCAACTGCCTCTCCATAGAGAGGGTGGAAGTTTGTATGGGGAATGTCGATGGGAAAATAAAGAATTTGTTGACCGATTACTCTTTCAATTATCTCATCATTGACTTGTTTTACAAGGTTCCTTTCTTTCTCCCCAAAGAACATTGGAGGCGGAGGACTGGCGGGCTTTTTCCATTTATTGTCTGCCATCTATTTACCCCACAAATACCGGAAGAGGAATTTTCTCTTGGACCTTGTTGACACTATCATTGATTGCGACATCTCTTTCGGCAACCTTATCGTATGTCATTTCATCTAGAATTGTTTTCAATTCATCACGTAGGGTGTTTTGTTCCTCTTTTGCTTGAGATAACAGATCCGCAGAGTTCAAGGTTACCGAATCACCAGGGACAGGTATATTACCTCCAAACTTTCCCCTAATTTGACCAAGTGTCTCCTTAGAAAGAGCTAAGGCAAACCTTCGTATCCATTGTTTACCTATGGCATTAATAGCTTTAAATGGCACATTTTCGAATGGAAGGTTACTCATATTGTTTACTCCATTCAAACCATCCTCATTATTTCCGTCATCCTCAAAAGCATCGGTCTTGATTGAAAAATTAAACCAAAACTTATCTGGACTTACCGTACTAGGGATGGGGAACAATCGTAGGCGATTGTCTACCAACTCATATGAATAATGTGAAGTTCTGGTCCACAAGTGGTCCTCAAACATCATAGCTTGTAATTTGTTCTGCCATGTTGGAACAACATCAAAAGAACTATCGTCCGCATATTGTCCATAATTATGGAGATTGCCAACCACATTTAGCCCACCATAGTATCCATAAAATCTCCACATAGCTTGGGGGGTTTTATAAAAAACTCTCCGGATAGTGATTCTTTTGTTATCCACTTTGTCATAAAAGTCGCTGGAAGCCTCAGCAGCAGCAGTTTCAACAATAGACTGTAGATCGTAATCTTGCTGGTCGGGCACACTATCAAATGATGCTGAGTATATTCTCTCGGTGCCTCCGATGTTAGCTTGATTGGAATAAAAGTCGCTGGTTCTATTTGCCATTTCAAATTTCATCTTGGGAAATTTAAGATTAGCATTTTTATTTGAAATAGAGCCGGATGCTGAGCCTGAAAATTGGCCCTTATGATTGAACGATCCAGTAGTATTGCCCAAAGCGGACCCCAAAGCGTTTTTGGACTGGTGTATGTTTAAAAGATAAGAATATTCTAAACAAGCTTCTTCATAATTTGAGTAAACATTGGAAGCCATGAGTTCGATATCTAAGATATCTCCCCCAAGTTTTTTATAAGTATACGCTACTTGAGCAGCAGCGCCAGAAAGAAAACCTTCGGCAGAAGCATATACTCCAATAGGCAAAGTAGCAGCAACATCGTCATAAGTGCCTGTCGCTGGTAATATAATCGCACTAGTCTGGCTAGTTGGCGTTAGTGTAGGGAAAGCCATACATAAAATCTCCGGTCAGTATAACTAGTCTTCTTTGGGAGTTAACGACTTCTCTTTCTTGGTGGTGCGTTTTCTGCGTGTTGTGGTGGTTGAGCGCTTTCTTGTTGTTTTGGCTTTTGGCTTGGGAGCTTCAACCTTGGGAGCGACAACAGGTTCAACAATTTTCTCCACGGGAGTCTCCAATGCTACCTCAACGACAGGTGAAACAGTTGCTGCTGCTTTCGCCGCAAGTACTGAAGCCATTCGTGCTCTTCTTCTGCGTATTCTTTTTCGTGTTTTTCCCATAACTATACCTCATGTTATAATATAAATAGTTTAAAACAAAAAAGCCCACAAATGTGGGCTTTTCCAAATATTTTAAAATATAATATCTTTAGTGGAAAGTACCAGAAACATTCACATTGCTCACAGTAAGATCTGCACGGACAGCCCAACTGCCTAGATTGTCTGCGATGCATTCAATGACGCTCCCTTGTTGTAGCGTGTGTGCGCCTGTGCCTCCAATCTTTAATCGGTAATTATTTGTTGCGGAGACTACTACCTTGGGATTGGCACCCGATACACCGAGAGAACTACATGACCCTTTCATATGTTCAGAAGAGTCAGCCGTCTCAAGATGAAATATTTCACCGGCAGTAGTAACTGCATGAGCATGAGTAATAATAAATTTAAAATATGCTCCATTGGAAACCGGTGGTAGAGTGACTGTTACACCTTGAGGATCATGAATCATATATACCTCCCCAGTCTCAGTGGCTGCTATAGCTTTATTCGATCCACTGATCTCCTCAACTCTCACTTTTCCGGCATTATAATGCGACTTTCCTGGTGTGGCCATGTTAATATATCTCCTTAAAAATGTTAACACTTATAACGTGTAATCAATAGTAAATAGTAACCTCAAATAGAAAACCCCCGGTGAATTCTCACCGGGGGCATTTTTTATAACCTTAAAAGGCTCAGTCTAGCTTCCGCTTTCTCCGAGAAGTCCACGAACGATAACAAGACCGTACATATCAGGACGAACCATCTTCTTGGCATAACGGGTCATGACACCCTTACGAGGCACGAAGTCCTCTGGTCCAAAGATAGTAGGAGTGGTCTGGAGAGGCACGTAAGGCGCATACACATATCCACTTTCAAGGAAAGAGTTTCCACGACGACCAACAAGAACAACATTACGAAGGAAGTAAGGATCAACGATAACGTCGAATTTGCGGTTCAGAGAACCAACCTTAACTGCTCCGAGTTCGCCTTTGTCAGCATCAGCGGTAACACTTGCGCGGAATCCAGCGGTGAATTCCAGAATGTTAGCAACTTCAGGGCCGCAAACGATGAAGTTAGCGCCACCACGAAGTGTCTTTACATGAATCTGGGCTGAAACATCATTGATGGTCTCAATGAGGGTCTCATACCATTCAGAAACGGTACCGGTGAAATCAGGGATACCAGAAACGGCTCCAAGCTGAGAACCAGTTACACGATCAACAAACAGACCAGGGGAGCGAGACCAGTACAGAGTACTAGCGGTTGCGCCATTAACAAGGTCAGCAAGAATCTCACGATCAATCTCAAGAGCAATCTGCTCGGAAAGAATTGAGGTAAGCTCAACTTCGGCATCAAGGTTATGATAAGCCTGAAGGTCTTGACCAAGTTCTGGGGTCCACTTTGCTTTGAGCTTCTTACTCATAGCGGTGATCGCTACGGAATCGACTCGGATGTCGATTTCAGGGATCTCTGCTGAATTTTCAAGTCCCCAAGTTGTGGTACCAGCAATTGCGCCAAGTCCACCAGCGGTCGTGAAATTATCAGTGATTGGCATGGAACCGGTAAGGTCGCCGTCCAATGCAGGTGCGGAACCAAGCTCTTCGATGAAATAAAGATACAGATCGCCACTAGAGTCAATCTCGGAAAGTCTACGAACCTGGTTGGCAGCAGTGGTGAATTGCGTGGTTGCTGTGTTAAGCTTATCCGGGGTAACTTGAATCGCCGAAAGATTGAGCTTGTTAAGCTGTGCCATATCAGAAGTTATGTTAGCTGCTGGGATCTTGATGCGACCAACGTAATATGAGCCGGCAGCATCAGCAAGGCCAAGCACATCAGGGTCATAACGAAGAAGCTTTTTATCAGCTTCGCTCATACCGGTAGCAAGTTGAATAGCTGTAAGGGCCATGTCGCCTTGGGCTACTTCAAAGGTGCCACTTGGGGATGCATAAGCATAACCAACATCATCGCGAGGACCAGAGAGGTCACTAGCATCAGATGCTAAGATACTCACACCACCAGTAATTTGAGAACCAACCCTGTTGGTACCATAGATGGAAGAACCAGTTACGTTACCCATTCGTGAGCGCTCCGCAGCGACCCCATCAGCAACAGTGTCACCAAAAGTGAAGTCAAGGAAGAAGATCAGACCAGAGGGCAAGCTCATGGGCTGAACGCTAACAAGATCGTTAGCAATAAGTCCGGCGAATACACGACGAACGATTGGGAAAGCGACAGCAGCGAAACCTTGTACGTCGCCTCCTGCCATAGTATTGGATTCACGAAGAAGTTCCTTCGCTTGGTTTTCAAGCAGACGAGCCATATTTTGCTTGTCATGCTCAGTTTGAAGACCTTCAAGTAAGCCGGTTTGGGTCCATTTGTTAAGAAGAGCTTCGCCTTCTTTGGACAGGTCACGGTTTACAATGCCTTCGGTAAGTTTTTCAAAAACAGACATTATTTAATACCTCCTAAAGTAATTTTTATTTAAGTCCTGCCAGTCGTCTCATCCTTTCGGTGAAGTTATCAACTGGCTGAACGTCTTGTCTTTTGCTTGTCAACATAGAAGATAGGTTAGATTTCCTTTGGACTGTCTCGTTCAGTGATTTTGGACCTCGTTGTTGAGTTTGTCCCACTGTAACTCTGAGAGTATCATGAAGGTTTTTCGCCTCATCTACGGACTGTGCTTTGTTGATGGCTTCGACAATTTTCGTTTTTTGTCGCTCATTCAAGGAGGCATCATTTAATGCACGATTAGAGTAAAGTAGCTTTGCGTTTGAGAGAAGTGTACTTTGTAACTTCTCATTTAAATCTTTAATAATTCGTTGAAGTTTGTCGTTTTGTTTTACATATGCTTTTTTAGCCTCATCTAGAGCTTCAACTTCGCCTGCCAAGACTTCTTTTTCTTCTCTGTCTTTGGCGGCTTCCTCTTTGGCACGTTGCATATCTTTGAGCCACTTAAGTGTCTCTTTGTCGGTGGTTGCCCATCCGAGCTTATCATCTCCAAACATATCAACAGTGATGTCGGCCTCTTCTTCTAGAGTCTCGCCATCTTCGAATTCGTTCAAAATATTAATTAATTCTTCAAGAGTCTCACCTTCATCGCCTTCTTCAAGGTTTAGAACGCTATCATCGGGACCTGTTTCGCCTTCAACTCCGGTCTCTGATTGTGCGTCTTGAGAGGCATGGGTCTCTTCTTTTCCCATGTCGTCTAGTGCTGTCTCTTCCTCAAGAAAATCGTCGGCGGTAAATTCAAACATAATTTGCTCGCCTTCCTCAACACCTTCTTGTTCCAAATCAACAGCGCCCAGGGGAGCTTCGGTTCTTTCCGCTATGTCTTCTTCGACGGTTTGTTCGTCTTCATGAAGAGTGGGCGCACCGCCTTCTTCCAAATCAGACTCCTGGACTAAGTAAGTTTTACCTCCCTCGGCTTCCTGGATACCAATTGTTCCGTCTTCATTCTCAACTGTGACTGTTGCCAGTCTTCCTTCGTATCGAACTGATTGTCCTC